CTGCTAATTCAAAAAACAAAAGAATAGCCGATAAAGAAATAAATCTCTATCGGCTTTAAAGATTATTTGTTTTGTTCGATACGTTCTAGAATCTTTGCATGATTTTGTGAATGATTAACAAAAAATGCAACGGTTACAGATATGCTCATGATGAAAAGTATTATCATGATTATGTTGTCGATAGTGTCTTGGGTTTTGTCTGTCATGGTATGTTTCCTTTTGTGGTAGGTTGTAAGGTTATATCGCCAGTGTGGAATGGGAGGGGGTTGTATACGTCCGTACATACACCCCGTGTATGTTATAGTATACAGAACCACCGAACGGACCACACGTACGATTAACCGGCTACCACGTACAAGGTTTACATGTGCCTAGATACAAACATCTTGCATACATGAATCGTTTACAGTATTGTATGTATAGGCGTGTTGTATGATACACCTTGTACAGGGCGCTTTGTTCTTGCGATATGATTCAAATGTTCTTAGGTGGTGTTATTGGGACATGTGACACCACCTTTTTAACCTACCATAGGGGCCTTTTATGGAGTCTATACAACAACAAATATCACGGGTATTCAGTGACCCTTTTCAGTTTATTCAAAGATTAAAGATAGTGGATAAATCTGGACGTGTTGTACCGTTAGAACTCAATGCAGAACAAATAGACATTATCAACGCCTTAGAAGAGGGTAGAGATACACTAGTCCTTAAGCCTAGACAGATAGGGTCTAGTACTGTTGTCTGTGCTTATATGTTTTGGAAAGCCTATACAGCAACAACACCACTAACATTAATTATACTATCCTATAAGATTGCATCGAGTAAACATTTACTACATATACACAAAAGGTTTTACCAGTATCTACCTGAGGGATTGAAAAGAGAGTTAGAAGTAGACAATACAACAGAACTAGCATTCAAGGATGGAGGGCGCATTATAGCAGCAGCAGCGACTCAGGCAGGTGGTCTACGGTCCCAGACTTGTAGCATGTTGCATATATCAGAATATGCATTTGCAGAGAATCCTGAGGAGTTGAAGGCTACAGCAATTAGTGCCTTGAATGACGGTCAACTAGTCATAGAGAGTACTGCGAACTATTACAATGATGCATTATGGAAAGAGGTACATAAGCACCAGATTGGAGAAGCAGATTGGAATTACTTATTCTTCCCTTGGTTTAGTCATGCAGAGTATTGTATGGATGATATACCGATAAGTCTTACAGATGAGGAATTGAAGTTACAGGAGGACTTTGGTTTAACGTTGGGACAGTTTGCATGGAGAAGGGAGAAGATAAGTAAGTTAGGATGGGAGAAGTTTGTACGAGAGTATCCAATGACCTTGGATGAGGCATATCGTATAAGTGGGAATACATATTTTACATATGATGATTTTGAGCATGTAGATGTAGTGACAGTGAATCCAACTGAGTGGGTAACCTTTGAGGAGCCGAATGCAGACGACACATATGCGATAGGGGTAGATGTTAGTGGTGGTGTAGGTAGGGATTATGCTGTAGTGTTTTGTGTGTCTAGGATGACCTTACAGCCTGTCTGTATCTATAGGTCAAATACAGTGAGTCCTATACAACTGGCAGATTACATATATGACATGAGTGTTACATATAACAATGCATTGACATTGGTAGAGAGTAACAACTATGGGTTGGCAACGATACAGGAACTGGTGCACCAGGGGTTCCATAGGTTTTGGAAGGATGCGCATACGGGGAAGGACTTTCTGACGACGAGTAGAAGTAAGCCACTATTGTTTGAGAACCTGAAGAAGGGTATCCAGACGGGTAGTATACGGTTGATCGACAATGTAACGATGACAGAACTGCGTAGTATCACAGTAGACGAGAAGGGTATACTGAGGTTTGGAGAGGACGTAGAGAGTCACTGTGACAGTGCGATGGCGATGGCTTTGGCGTATTGGTGTTTGAATAGTGTTAAGATAAAGCAGAGTGCATTTTTGCCTGAATGGATTATAAGTCAGAAAGCGGATAGGCAGTTGCAAACGAGTGGTGTCAGTCCGCATTTGCATAGGAGATACTAATGGATGGCAAGCCGTTGGCAATATGTGGTATATGTGGGTGTGATCCGTGTGACTGTCATGGAGTGGTCAAGGTTGACATGGTAATGTTGACATATAAAGTAAAGGACAAATCGTTTACGTTGCATTTACCCAAGAGATTGGTAAAGCAGTATACAAGTCTGTACAAGGAACTTGAAGTAATGAATGCAGATGGTAGTGTAGTGGTGTATAGTAGTGGTGTTGTTGTTGAGGAGAAGAGCAATGAGAACCAATAGAGAAGCAGTGGCGTTGATACGTACAGTCTTGGATGAGCACAACCATTTCTGGGATGATCAACGTGCAGAGATGAAGAGGTATAGGGATGTCTATGAGAACCGTTTCTGGCAGTCTGAATACATGGACGATACAATGGTCCGAGTGGAGACAGCCGACTGCTTCAGTTACGTTGAAGGTTTTATTGCTAGCCTGTTTTCTCGCAATCCTGCTGTGGTTGTGGCGAAGGATGCATCAATCATAGAAGGGAATGCAAAGATGGCTGAGGCTGTTGTCAATCGTTTTTTGTTTGACAAGAGGGAGCAACTAGAGATTGCATCGAGACTTGCCCTTATTTATCCCGCTTCATTCCTCAAACTATCCCCTACGGATAGCACGGATATGCTTGAGAAGGTATCCATCCGTGCGATTCCGTGCTGGGAAGTAATAGTGGACATGGATGCTTGCGCATGGGATGAACAAAGGTTTATGGCGCATGTGTATTACTTACCGATGCCAGAGGTGCGGGATAGGTTTGGGTCGAAGAAGTTTACACCAATACCAAAGGTGGACTATTTTACCCCACAGGAAAAGTACACTGGTGTGAGTGAGGACTTACCCAATGATTACTTGTATGTACAAATCATAGAGTTCTATGACCTGGCATATGACAAACTGTACTTTTGGAGTCCCAACTACAAAGATGGCGGGGAACTGTTGGAGAAGAGTGAGATACCGGTGCGGACATATGATGACAGACCAATGAGTCCATTGTGTCCATTGTACTATGCACGTAAACCTGAGAAGCCCATGTGTGGGTTGTCTGCTGTATCTAGGGTGTATGACCAGTTTTATGAGAAGAACATTCTACGTACATACTGGGCGAACAGTGTCAGAAGGGATTCTAGACAGTACTTGTACAAAGAAGGGTCACTCGATGAAGAGGCACTGGCAAAGATTACAGCAGGTGTTGACGGTGCAATGATTGCAGTCGATGAACCTGTACTCGATGGGATTATTCGTGCTGTGGGTGTAGAACCATTGTCGGGTAACTTCGATAGGTACCTAGGCTATATTGAGCAAGATATAAATCGTGGCAGCATCTTGGCACCGTTTAGTCGAGGGGAAGCGACGAAAGCGACGGCTACTGAGGTGACTGCCCTTGCTCAATACTCCGCATCGGAAATTGGTAAGTTGGCACGTGAGAGAGACAATGCGATTGAACTGATTGCGCTTGCATACCTGCGTATCATTGCTTTACTTGCTGAAGACAAAGACCAGGCTGTGATTGAAGTCGATGGGTTACCCAAGGTGATCACCGTAGCAGACCTGGATGCCAAGTTTAAGATTGTGGCATTGGACCAGTCGTCTACACCATTGTCTGAGGCACTTAAAAGAAATAACCTTGTCCAACTACTACCCGTGCTTACTCAGTTGGGTGTACCAGCTGAAAAGATTAAAGACGAACTGATACGCATCTATGACTTACCAGAATCTTTTTTAGAGGCTCCTCCTGCACCACCAGCACCACCACAAGGAATGGGAGGTCCTGCACCGCAAGAGATGCAGACCACGCCAGGTGAGATAGGTGCGCAAGGTGAACTACCATCTGCCCAACTAGCACAAATGCTTAATACTCAGAGACAATAATGCCAATCTATACCTACCAATGTCAAGTGTGCTCCAAGGTCCATGAAGAACTTATATTTTTTAGTGACTATGAAAATGACAACATCCCACAGGTATGTGGTGCTGATACGTATGAGCAAGGATGTGGTGGTGATTTGTATCGGGTACTAAGAGCACCAGGTACGCACAGCAGTTGGGATGGGACAGGTAAGCATGGGGTAAACGGGTTTTTCTCTAAAGCACTGGGCAAGCATGTGGCAAATAAGCACACTGAGCAAAAGATAATGGAAAGTAGAGGATTTGTGTGTGAGGCTGATCTGCCTAAAGACCGTTGGGACACAGCAGTAGAGACACAGAAAAGACGTGTTACGGCACAAGATAAAAATATTGAAACGTACACGGAGGCTTTGAAAAGTGGTAAAACAAAAGAAGAAGCCGTGGTGGAAGCGTTTCCTGCACGTGATGCAGTTAGTGGTAAGTTGGATGAAACTTGGGGGAAAAGTGAATGAAGAAATGTTAGACGCTGAAATTGGCGCAGCAGAACAAGATGAAGAAGTAGCGTTTGCGCAGATGGCACCACGTGGTCGATTTAGTGCCAAGGCATTGAACAACTTGGTTAAGGCTACCAACCGTTTGTTGCCTAAATTTGGTCAAACTCCAGACTACCCATCGTTTGAAGGAGACATAACAGAGTTCCCAACAGACTTTGTACGTGTACTCGCCATGTTCCAAGGGGCTACAGATGACGCTGTAGAACAAGGTATTGTAGATGATGAGTTTGCATTTGAGTTTGAAGACATAACCTCTGATGGAAACTTGATGATACTTGCTGGTAAAATCAATAAACTGGCATCCGACAAACAGTACGACCGATACCTAAAGAGTCAACCTGAAGCAGAAGGGGTTGAAGAAGAAATGGTAGAAGACGAGATCACAACCGAAGACATGCCACCAGAAGATGTGGATGCTTTATTTATGGAGAGAATGTAATGCCTGGAAAAAAGAAAGGATTGTATGCCAACATTCATGCCAAGCGCAAACGCATTAAAGCAGGTAGTGGCGAGAAAATGAAGAAGAAAGGTGCGAAAGGCGCACCCACTGCTGCTGCATTTAAGAAGTCTGCAAAGACAGCCAAGAAACGTAAACCCACAACAAAAAGGAAATGAAAATGAATAACACTACCTCCGGTACGGAGACTGTTGAAAACGTAGAAACCCCAGAAACAACTGAAGCAGTAGAAACTGAAGAGACTATAGATACACCTGATGGTGATGATAGTGTTGATGGTGGTGAAGAAGATGTAGAACTGATGACCATTGAAGAACTGTTGGGGCTCAATGAAGAGGACTACGAAGAGTTTACGGAAGATGCCAACCACAAAGGAATGAAACCCCTACATGAGTGGATGCAACATATTCCAGAGGACGTAAGAAAACATGTTGCTAATATACGTTCTAGTTACACTCAGAAGACGCAAGAGTTGGCAGAAATGCGTAGAGCGTTGGAGAATGAGAAGGCAGAACTTCACAGACAGCAAGACCATGCAGTCAACAATCCATTTCTTAAGCGTGCTGAAGAAGAGTTGGCTAAGGAAGAAGAATACGACATTTACACTACAGAAGGGATGCAGGCTGAAATCAAACGTCAAGCCGCAAAAATGCTTCAAGAAATGATGAAGCCAGCCCAAGAAGAAATGCAGATGAAGCAACGTCGTATGCAACTCGAACAGTTTAAGACTGACAACCCTCAGCTGATGGAAGACGATTACCGCTTGCCAGTGGCACAGATGTTACAAGACAGACCTGAACTTCGATTGGAAGATGCGTACTACATTGTGAAGGCCAAAGTGGACGCAGAAAAACTTAAAGTAGAACGTGAACAGGTAGCCAAACAGAAGTCATCTAGGCGTGAGACATTGCGCAAGACATCTGGCGGCAAATCTGTATCCCCAAGTGGCACACCCAAGTTTCGTAGCGCATGGGAAGCCTACCAATATCACAAATCACAACAGGCTAAGAAGTAGGAGAGGTCATGCCCAAAGGCAAGCGTAATGTAAGTAAAATCATTATTCATCACAGTGCATCCCCAAAGAGCACTACCAAAGAACAAATCTACGATTGGCATGTCAATGGCAATGGATGGTCTGACATTGGGTATCATTTTATTGTACTTGGTGATGGGCAAGTTGTATCTGGTAGGCACATTAATAAAACAGGTGCGCACTGTAAAGGTCAAAACAAAGGTTCAATCGGTATTTGTGTAACAGGTAACACTTCAACTGAAGCACCTAGCACCGTGCAACTTGAGTCTTTGTGGGGCAAGATTAAAATACTTATGGAAGAATACAACCTTGACAGGCGCAATGTATATGGGCACAGGGACTTCGGAGCAACCGAGTGTCCAGGTAACTACTTGTACGCAATGCTACAACAGTTTAAGGCTGGGCTGCTTGCATAGGGTTGACAATACAATAATTTCAATTTACAATGCCTATGTTGAATGAACTCGAAGAGCACTCGGACAACAACCATTCCAATGGGAATACGGTTTAGGCGACACTACATAAACTAAACACAATAGGTAAAACAATGGCTATTTCGAATGATTTGCTATCGTCGACCTTGTATTCCATCCGTGATGGCGAAGTTGACGAATTATTTCAAAAGGTTGCATTTCTTGATAATGCAAAAAGATATGGCGGTATTGAGTATGAAGATGGTGGTATTAAAATCCAACGTCCTCTCTCAATCGCTGAACACTCTCAAATTACAAACCTTCCTACTGGATACGAAGCAGTAAACCTTGCTGTTAAAGACGTATTGCAACCTGCTATTTATGAGTGGGCTGACTTTACTGCTCCTATCGTTATCACCAAGAAAGAAGAGTTGGAAAACAAAGGCGAGAAAGCAATCGTAAAGATTGTTGAAGCCCGTATGCGCTCAGTAATGGGTATGCTTCGACGTGAACTGAACAAGCAGTTGCTTCGCGGTAACTCTACTGTTTTGACCACTGTAAACACTTTGAACGGTGATGCCAGTGCAAACGGATTCTTGGAAGCAGAAA